GTCTACGCTCACGTTAAATCCATTATAGTAATGGAGGAGCGTCTTATCGTCTGAAAGTGTCGATGCTGTCTGGACAGTGAATGTCTCGTCACTGCCACCATTATCCGCATTGTCAATATTTACAATTTCGTTTGCCATAATTGAATACCTCTATTAGAATTTGCCGCGCCATTCCTCGGTTCGAAGAACTTCGTCCTTCAAGGCCGCACACCAGCGTTTTGCGAAGTTCGGCCCGCGCACTCGAATCATCCGAGGATAGCAAGTGCGCCACATTCCGCCAAGAGATGCCCACGCTTGAAGCACACTCTTACGAGTCCAACCCGGCGGAAGCTCATCGAACCCAACGTGTGGGTCGTCAACTCCGCGAATATTTACGAGTTCTTCGTAAGAGAGTTGCTCAAGTGTTGCCAGACTCGCATCATTATCTTCTACGTATTCCGCGAGTTCTGTCGCATAGTTCTCGTGAATGTACTGTGTCTTTGCTTGCCGAAGCTCTGCAAGGTCGCTCGGGTCATCACAGTACTCGTACACTGGGGAGAGTTCCGCATCAGCCCCCTCTTCTGGAGGCCATTCTTCGATGTCGTCACCCTCTCCTTCGAGCGAGCCTTCTCCTTCGATTTCGTCAGCCGTGACTGCCGTACTGCCACCATCTTGAAGCGCGACAATATAGACAGGATTGTCAGAGGAAGCTTCGATTTCTTCCATCTCTGGAGATTCTTCTTCCTCGACTTCCTCAATCTGGCCTTCCGATTGGCCGACTGGGAACTCAAAGTTTTCTTCGACGAAGGCGGCGATAATACCATCGCCATCCTCGGTAGAGACAATCTGGCCGAGTTGATATTCCTGTAGCTCCTCGGTCTGAGAGGAGGTCCCCTCGTCGTGCAATTCTACGTCTGATAGGTCAATGACTTGTATGTCTGGCATAGTTGGTGGACACCTCGTACCACCTTACGACCGCCCAAGAATCGTGAGACTCGAAGGCGGTCGGGTGATGAGGTTACGTTATACGTCAGCGAATCCGCTGGCAAGAGCGAGAGTGTTAGTCTCAATAGTGCCATCAGGATTCCGTGCGACAGCAATGTCGCCAGCCGCCGTATTAGCGTCAGTCCCGTCAGAGACGAAAATCATATTCTCGCCCTGTGCAAGTTCATCTGTGCCGGGAGCCGCTCGCTGTGCCGTTAGTGTCATTGCGAGGTCCTCGATTCGAAGCTCGCTCGAACCAACGACAATGCTCAGAACACCATCATCATTCTCAACAACTTCTACATTGTCGAACTGTTCATTAATCGTTCCTGCGTCGTAGTAGTAATTACCGTCTGCGTCTTTTGCCATTTGTTATCACCTTAAGGTGTGCCGCAAGGACCTCTGCCAAGAATTATTTATGTCGTTGGCCTCACTTCGCGTCATCGGTGCGTCACACTTAAATACTATATGCGTCGGCCTCCTTCAATCGTCAATCCACTCAATCGTGGTCCGGCCACCGTGACCGTGAACCTCGACCAAATCATCAGGCCCGCCCGGATACGCAGCGTGCCCATTCATTTCCGTATCGACATTATCATTCTCGTGGTTGAGCCATTCAAGCTCACAGTATCCAGATGGGAACATCGCTCCCACTGCCACGATTCCTGTACCACTCACGCCAGACTCGTCCTCAGTTCGAACAAGGTTGAATCGTCTAATCTTACTCATTGTGCTGCCATCCAGAACAGTATTGCGAGGAGCAAGAGAAAACAGAATACAACAAACATTATTCCTCATCCTCGTAGATTGGTTGAAGCGTACTGTTATCGTTGAAGTGGAACGGCGGCGTCTTCGGCAATGGGTCGAAGCCCTGCTTTGTCGAAGAAGCCCGCTCACGCATCGCCTCAGCGATGTCTTCCTCCTCATCGAAGCGAACCTCCATCCCGGCCAACTCTTGCGTCAGCGGCGTGCTGGCCGTCTCATTTTCGATTCTGAATCCAACGATTTCATCCGATTGCTCGAACTTACTGAGCTTCGTACTCTCGACAGCGTTCGTGACCTCCATTTCACCAATGAGGTTTGCACGGTCGCGCAAATAGTCGTCGTTATAGTCTTCCTCGACACGACGGCGAGCCTCTGCCCACGATTCGTTGCTTGCGATAGCGCGGCGCACCTGAAGGCGAGCCTTACGCAGCATCTCCTCAGTTGCATCACGAATCGCATTCTCGACATTTTGCGCATAGAAGCGCGTGTTCTGATTGTCGGTGAAGGGGTTCGTCTCTCCGCCGAGTTCGATGACAACATCGTCAAGCTCCTTGGAGAGTAGTTCTCGTGCTGTTCGAGAGACAGACGCTTCTCGTACCGCTTGATTCAGCTCGCGGTTCGCAATATTCTCGAACTCTGCGACCGCGTACTTTGGCGTGCTCGCATAGCGAGCCTCTACCTTGTCAAACGTTCTATCTCTCGCGTTCCGAAAAACTTGGTCGGCAATGTCAGCAATCTGTTGCTTACTACTGCGCTCATCGCTGTCATCATCTTCGCCAAGCTCTGCTGCCGAATGTGTCGTCTCCCATACGTTGTACAGACCCTCGCTATTCTGTTCAGCAGGGCCAGTCTCAATGTCAACATACGGGTTGCCGTCTTCCGTCACGCCAGCGATTGGCTGGTCAGGAGTCGGGTTCCCAACACTGCTTGGAGTCTCGCCACGAGTGATAACATCATCGTCCTGCTTATCATCTTCAGCAGGAGCATTACTTGGGTCAACCTGACCCTGACGCTGCTGTTGATTGCGCTGGTCGCCAGTCTGTGTCTGTCCACCCTGCGAGCCAGAGATGTATCGAATGACCTGCTCGTTGCGGTCGATGTCGAGGTCTGTCTCTCCGGGCTTTCCAAACTTGAGGGTAATGTCCTTCGCGGCCTCGTCAGAGATTCCCTGCTGTCGGGCAACCTCTCGAAGCACAGGAGTGAACTCCTCCTCAAGCTCACGGCGAGCCTCCTTAATCTGTCGATTCACGTCCTGCTGTTGGGCGACTCCTGCAACTTGGCCGACCGATGCGCTCTCGAACGAGCCGAGTACGAACATCGGCATCGGCATTGCGCTCATTACCCAACGGAGGTCGAACTGGAGATACTCAGCAATGTCTGCCACTTCGCCGGAGATGGTTTCAACACTTACGTCACCACGAACTCCCTGCTTCATACCGGGGTGGAAGTTCTCCATCTCGTGGGCTTTCATAAACTGATTAATGTCCTTCGAGTCCCACGGCTCGTCCTCAGTTCCGAACATAAAGAGCCAGAGGGGATACGCCTTTGAAGCGATGGCTTCGTCGTTGTCCGAGAGCTTTTGCTTGATTCCATCGATTCTGTCAGAGACAGCCTCGATGCGAGACGTACCAAACACTTCGCCCACGTCCGCGTCACGCGCAAGCGGGATGATTTCATCTCGGCGGAAGCCAATCTTCATATCACCAGTGTCACTATCTGCTGAAATCGGTGTCCCGAAGTGTGTTTGGTCAGTTTCGAGCACGTCCTGCAACCACGCAGCAGCGCCACCAGATTCGGCAAGGGGCGCGTCCTCGTATCGCTCGTTATCCTCTGGAGCCATCAGGATAGACTGCTGTGGCCGAGTGACGGCCTCCATTGTCTCAGGATTAATTAGCTTCAGGCCAGCGATTCGGTCATCGTCGCTTCTATCTGGAGCAACTTCGATAAGTGCAGTGCCGCGCACTTCTCGTTGCACAATAGCCTTCTTTGCGAGCAGGCGGAAGTCACGCCCCGGCTGCCCTTCGAGGATAGCCGCTTGGTCAAGCCATTCTCCGAGTTGCTCGACCTGTTCTTCTTCGAGCTTCGTTGTCTCGATGAAGTACCCGGCCTCTGTCACACGACTGGCGAAAGAGGTAATCGGCTTTCGGATGATGGGCGTCGTCTCGAACTGACGCCAGTACTTTCGCATCTCATCCTTCGGAGCCTCAGTTCTGTCGTAATCCGGCTGCTCGAACTGGAACGGCTTGCGCACATCGGCGGCATCGCTGCCGTCCATCGATTTGACGACAGCATCTTTCGAGAGTTCTTCCTCGTCCGAGCCATCCTCACCATTGCGTCGATTACGGATACCTTTGCGCAGGCGTTCGAGACTGAAACGAGAGTTGTTATCGTCGGCCATCTAATTGAACACCTCTGCGAAATTAAACTGGGAGGAGCAACTTGTTGCGACTGTCATTAGTTAAGACCCTCCTCAATGTGGATGTCAAACGTTCCACGATTTGGGAAGCTCGTTTGGTCAGACCCATCGACAACTCTGAACTCACCCTCATACGTGCCTTTGGTAGAGGTGTCTCCGGCCTGCCACAAGTAGGTTACTTCACCATTGGCGGCATCAGAGATACTTACGTTGCCCGTCGTGTCATCGTCTACCACGAGGGCAGATTCGTTCGCTTCTGCAAGCGCGAACTCGACAGTAGGCGAGCCTGTGGAAAGGTCGATAGGATTTCCATTATCTTTATATAGCGTTACTACAAGGTCCGGTTCGGTGTCATCTGTCTTCAGATTGTCACCAGATTGAATATTTACTCGTGTCATAATTATTACCTCAAGCTACCAAGTGTAAAGGGCTGCATCGAACCCTTGTCGGAGCGGGCAAACTTCTTCTGACTCTTTGCCCATACTGCAAGAGCAAGCGCGTCGGAGAAGTCGTCGTGCCCTCCGGGTGGGTGCTCAATCCTCATCTTGCCGCTACTTGTGTAAGAGTACTCAAGCTCAAGGCACTGGTTGACCATTTTGTTACCGGCCTTGTCATTCTTGCCCGGAATGTACGGGAAGGCAAGATTCTTGTTCTGCAAGTCGTTCTTCAGCGTATTGTACAAGCTCTGCTTCTTCTCGTTAGTGAACTTGAAGCCCTCGACCTTATTGCCAAGGCTCTCTTGCACTTGGTCTACTGTCCCTTGGCCGAGGCTTGTACTGTCCACCATAATCTTGTTGAATCCATAGTACGAGTCAAGCTCGCGGATTCGTCCCATTGCGTCAGTCATCGGCTTATCCGTAGTGTGCTCGATGTGGAACACATTGCCCTCATTGTCAATGCACACATAGACAGATTCGTCGCCACCAGTGCTGGCAAGGTCCACGCCAAGGAATGTCACGTCGCCAGTCTTATCGACCGACTCGTGTGCGCATTCCATCAGTTCCTCACGAGTGAAGAACGAATCGGCGGATTCCACGAATTGGCCGAGAATTTCTTGCTTGAACTGAGTGGATGTAAGGTTCTGACGCTGCTCCTCGACGAAATCGTCATCGATGAGCGGATTCGACGAGGACGGTACTTGCATCGTGTACCAGTCAGGGTCGTTGAATCGCTCGTAGAGGAACCCCTTCTTGCCAAAGGGAGTGCTCAGTAGAATGAACTGACCGCCACCAACAGCCATCATCGGAGAAAGAACCTCTTGGAAGATAGCGTCATTGATGAAGGCGGCCTCGTCTACGATAATCATATTGTCCTTCGACCCGTATCCACGAATGTTAGAACCGTCGCGGCCTACGGGGAGGGCGAGAATACGCGAGCCATTGTCGAAGTTAATCTCCGTTCGAGTGGAACGAACGACGCCCCACTGGTCTTCTGGAATCTTCGAGTTGCGCATCTCGCTCTGAATCTGGTTGAAAAGCTCCATACTCTGCCGTTGAGCCTTGGCCGTCACGAGAACTTCTGCTCCACTAAACGTAATTGCTTTCCAGAGCGCGAGCCACGAAGCAGTGCGAGACTTACCCACACGTCGGCCCGAGACGAAGGCTTTCCGGTCAGAGTCGTGGTCCATAAAGTCCTCTTGATAGTCGAACGGCTCCTCGCCAAGATAGTGTTCTACGAAATATGTCGGACTATCAAGAAGCTTTGCTGCGTCTACCATTATTCGTCACCCTCCAAATTGAAGAACTCGCGGTCCTCCTTCTCCAAAGTCGTGTCAGAAATATTAGAGGAATCAACGAACTGTTCTCCGAGCTTCTCCGTCTGGCTAAAGAGATAAGCGTGCGCGGGCTTGAGCACAAAGACGCTCACTGCCTCCGCCGAGGGGTGGACTCCCATATCGTCACAAAGCCTTGTCGGAAGGCCGAGCACATCTGTGGGCATTCCCCCTTCGGCAGAGGGTTGGAAGTGCGTCTCTTGCTTGAGGCCGACACGCATCGTAATCGGCGCATCGGTCTTGTAATAAAACTCCCGATTGATGAAGTCGTACAGCCCTCGCTCGATGGACGGCCCATCGTCTACTGGCTGAATCGTCATTTCCGTTCGGTAGTAGCCACCGGAGAAGTCTTCAATCATATCAGGAGTTGTCGCGCTCTTTGCGCAGTTCTGAAAGTTCGTTGGCGATATTCTGCTTCGCCTCAGCGTTCTGACTCTCGGGGTCATCCAAGATGCCAAGCTCTTTCATCTGTCGGGTCATTGTTCTGTTCAGTCGGTCGTAGGCTACGTTGAGGACGTTCTCCACGTCTTCCTTAATTGGCCGACCGTCATCGGTATAGCCGACAGTCTTATCCTTGTTGACAACGCCGACCTCATCGATGTAATCGTTGGCCCGCTGTTGCTTGTGCATATCGATGGCAATGTTTCGTACCATCTGCAACTTGGCCATATTGTCAGCATCGAAGGGAGCGTCATCGAGCAGAGATGCGACAACTGCATCAATCCACTGCTGCTCATCTGTCGAACGATGCTTGTAGTAGTTCTGTCTATCGGAGTAGAGGCCGTGCGTTTCCGCGTGGTTGTTCCCCTTGTTCGGAGTGCTGGACGCGCCTCCGTGGAGGAAACAGCGGCCCTCTCCGGTGTGGTCAGTACGGAACCCGGCCTTGTTTGCACAAAAGCCCTCGTCTTGGTCCCAGTCGTCAGGTACGCGATGCTCTCGAATATGAGCATTGCAATACCATTCGTCGTCGGGGTCTTTATTTGGCATAGTAGGTCACTCGATAGAGTAGTCGCTTGTTCATTTATATACTATATGTCTCGGCCCTTTTAAGTAGGATAGTCTGAGCGTGGGCCGAAGTGCGCTCCTTTTATAAGTGATAGTCGATTCTTTAAGTAGGGGTAGCTATTCTACCAACTATTGTCAGATATTTTAGAAGTACTCAGATTTCTCCCTCACAGAAACACGAAGGCTCCGATGTTCAGAGCCGCTCATCTTGTTTACTTCCATCAGGTCCCGAAACTCGTCAGTAAGAAATAGTCTATCATTCACAGAAGGATTGGGTTGATTAGAAAGAGCTTCGTCAGCAACAAGAGAACAGACCGCCAGAATAATTTTTTCGTAACGCCGCCCGCCGAAATTGTTCGATGAAATATCGAGCGTTGTCAGAATATCGCGCACAGTTTCGCGCTGCGGTTCGGGCATTTCGAGAACAGACATAAAGGTTTCGGCATCATTCTCGATATAGCTCGCCCGAATCGTATCCTTGCGCGAGCGTTCGCCTTTGCCGTTTTGCAACTTGTATAATCGCTCAAGTTGGTCTTGCTTTCGTTCTGGAATCGGATGGTTCTGCCCATCCGTATCAGTCGGTTTAAAAGTTGTGGCAGCCGTACTGCCCCACTCGTTGCTAAAGATGCTCTCTCCGTCAAGCCAATCGGCTGACGCATTGCGGGACCCATTGCCATTACTCCGGTCGAACGGGTCGAGCATTGCTTGCACGGTTTGCATCTATGTACACTGTTGGCACTCTTAGTATAAAAAGCTTTCGGTCTACATCTCGGCCAAGGGGCGGCCCGCTCGCATCAGCACTGACAGATGATACAATCTACAATCTACTCATAAGAGACAATCGTTGTATGAGGCTCATCTCTTATGCGATAGAGTATCCCGTAATAAGTTACTAAATCTCCCGTCAAGAGAACCCTTACCCTCTCCACTCCTTGTTCTATATCACGGGCTATCCCTACATAAAGCTTTCGGTCACAAATCACATTATGCTTAGACAGATTTTGACTCGCAAATAAATTCCGAAATTTTGAACTCACTCTTGCGCGAATGAAGAATCGTTAACAATCCCATTAGGCTGCACAATATATTGGGTATATTTTTAGTCGTGGCCTGCGCTCAAGAGAGCCGCCGATTTCTGTCAATTTCTATAAAAAAAAATCCGATTTTGGCCGCCCCGTCTTGCGATTTTGAATTGTAAGATTTCTGGAGAATTGCGAGACGAAATTCTTATATGCTTGAGGGTGTTCTGTGTGGGTATGACGAAAATGATAGAAGCGACCGAACCCGTGACGCAAGCCGCGCTCCGAGAGCGTGTACGTGATGAAGTGTCTGCGACCGACCCCGGCTACGACGGCATCACCGCCGACCCCTTCGGTGATACCTCCACCCAAGCCGCGCACCGCAACGTGATGATGGGTAACTCGTCCGTATGGCCGGACGTGACGCTGTGGGACGAGGAGGTCGCTGGCAACGCCAAGCCCGCCCAACACTTCCACCGCGCTCGCACCGTCGAGGAGGTCGTCCAAGTCGCGGCGTACCTCGCTGATGCGGTCATCACCGCGCACAACCTGACCGACGACGTGACCGCTCACTTCGTGACCGACAAAATCGCTGAAGGGTTCGCATACCGCGTCGGCGTCGTCGAGACGGTCGTTGAAATCGCGCTCGAAGCCGAACTCGGTTGGGAAGTCGCGCCCCGGAGCCTGACCGAAGTGGCAAGCGACGAACAGGACGGCATCGACATTCGCGCCAACGACGCGCTCTACAACGTGAAATTCGAGAGCGCAAACGCGACGGGCAAAAACATCAAGCGAATTGACGTGAGCGAAAACGACGGGACGCTTGAAATAGAAATCGAGTGAGCGGGCGGCGTTCGCTTGAGCGAACCGCGCCGCTTGTGTGACCGGCGCACAACTTGAGCGAACCGCGCCGCTTGTGCGAACCGCGCCAATTCGCGCAAGCCGTATTCGCTTCTATCAGTCAGCGATTTGGCGTTTCAATTTTTCAGATACAGGGGGATAGGGGTATGGGGGTATAGGGGTATGCCCCCTATGAGTAGGTAGTATGGGTAGGGGTAGGGGGTAGGGATATACCCATAGGTGGGTAGGGATATGGGAATACCATAGGGAGCCACAGTAGGGGAATACAGGGATAGTAGGGAGAGGGTAGGGGAATACACCTATCCACCCATAGGATAGCATAGGGAGGGAGCCAGAGGGGTAGGATAGGACAGTAGGGATATAGGGGAGATACCATATAGGGAGAGGGGAGAGGATAGGGATAGGATAGGGAGAGGGGAGAGGATAGGCAGAGGGGAGAGGGAGAGGATAGGGA